TGTTTCGCAACCATTTTTGCATAAAAAAGGTCTGTACTACCAGGCATACCAATACTGAAAGTCTTCAATGGTGGTAGCCCCAAAGCCTTTAGATTCTTCTGTACAAGGGCTGCGATTAGACTACTGTCAATACCTCCACTTAGCAAGGCAGCACACGGTCTCTCCGTCATAAGACGCTTCTTTACAGCATCTTCAAGAGCAAAACGAACGGCTCCAGTCGCAAGGACTAGACCATCGGGACTTACAGGGCTATAAGAAGGATTTTTCAACCAAGGACTCTGATGATACTGTGCCATGTAAAAGTTCGACGCATCGGAACCCTTTACAGAGCCCCAGTGACCTGGAGTGAATTGCATGACATTTTTATGAGAAGAAGGTACAGCTTTACGCTCACTTGCAAGTACAAGACTATTTGTAGAATAGCCATACATATTGAGTTTTAATGTAAGCGCACTAAAGTCCTTAATTCCTGATAGACTAACGTCTTTACTTGATGGCCATGCCGCAAAAAGTGGACGAACTCCATAAGGGTCCCGACCCCAGAGTAAGAGGTCATTTGCCTCATCATAAAGAATAATCGCAAATACACCATCTAGAGAGCGGAAAAATGATTCAGGTGAATCTCGGTAAGCCTCATATAGTGGACCAAGAATCTCACAATCTGAACCCGAGGGCATAGGAATACCATATTCTTTGGAAAGTGCCTTCGCATTATAGATTTCTCCATTACAAATCCAGGTAATTCCGTTTCGGGTGAACGGCTGCATCCCCTTCGGATTCAAACCATTAATTGCGAGACGAGTAAAACCGAATGTGCCACAGGACTTTCTAAGAATCTCAGTCGTTTCAGGTCCACGATTCTTTAGCTTGGCAACACATTCCTCAATGTCCGGACATTGTTTACCAATGCAGGCAAAGATGCCACACATTTGTTCTTTCTAGATAACTGAATTTCAGGCTTTTAGATAGAACGCATGGACTTCAGCCAATACATCAAAAATATACAGTCTGGTACTCAGTGGATTAATTATCAGGCTCAGGTGCTAACACCGCAGAGAGGTTATGGAAATACGACTCCGCTTAGTACATTGACAACTGCGATATACAAGTATACAGATTATGAGCAACGCGATCTGATTGCGCAAGGTCGTTTTTATCTAAGCACGGTAAATGTCTATACAACGAATGCTCAGTAGGGCTAGTATGGTGCTGTATAAGACAAAGGCGGAGCGTGTTAAAGAAGCAGTAACACTTTTAATGAAACTAAAAGAACTTGGTATAGTCGTATCTGACCCCGGCTATAAACAGGCAAAGGCATTCCTAGATACATGGATTAAGGACGGTGAGGAGGCGACACATGAATTCTGGTTTGCGCGATATGGGCGAAAGGCGGTGATTGACCTACCCAAGCGTGTAGAAAAGGCGGCGACATTGAAACTGCTTGCGCCTGTTGAAGGGGCAGAGGCAGACGCGTGAATCCTTAATAGAAAAACTCATTCATCATAGACAAGAGTCGCTGATGAATGCGGGTAATGTAACAAGTGAAGGACCCCTTTATGAACTCATTTCACGAGGCAATAAGGATGTCTATTTTATCTCAGATGATGCGACTGCGCTTTTTCCATATGATAATCGATATGAACCGCAGCCAGCACTCATTCACGAACTTCGTCGTATTCCGCCCCTTCAAGCCACTGAGTTTGGTCGCTCCATTGAATTTCAATTTGAAATCGCAGGAGATGTTGTTATTGAGCCGACACTGGTGATTGACCTTCCTACATGGCTTCCTGAAGCACAGGCTGCTCTTAATGGTAGCTCAGTCATTACTGATCTATCAGGAGTCTCCTATGGATATACGCGTGGTATTGGGTATTTTCTCTTTGAAAAGATTCAGTTTTTCCAAGACCGACTCCTTCTACAGGAATGGAGTGGAGATGAACTCTTTGCAATCACTCGTAGTCGTGGCTCACTCGGTTCAGCATTTTTGGAAAATGCGCTAACAGGAGTTCACGATGGCTCAGATCTGGCGATTCAACGAAATGCGACACCTGGTCGCCTGCGACTCGCTTTATCACTTGTAGGATGTCAGAGTGCGGATGATGGTGGATTTCCGCGGATTTGTGCTACAGAGCAGGCGTTTCGTGTGCGATGTGTCCTACGAAAACTGGAGGACCTTGTGGAAGCATCAGATGGACGGGCAAAGCCGACGCCTTGGAGCAAAGACTTTCAGATACAAACAAGTGTAGGAGTAACAGCCTTTACTACAATTGGACGTCTTGATATTCCGTCACCTGTGATTCAGCTTGAAACACGTCATATCTATACGGACCGTGAAACACAAGATACACTGCGTACAAGTGTCTTGACTGTGCCGTTTGAGCGTCATTATGAGAATAATTTTACACAGGGACAGATTGATTATGCTCCGTTGTCACGTGGAGGAACAGCCTTTGTATCCCGACGTCTAGATGGCGAACATCCAGCTGTTCGTAGCGTCATGAGCTTTCGTACAGAAACGGCATTACAGGCGAATCAACGTTGGAGTTATACGAGTAATGCCTATACTGCGTTGGCACTAATTATTGCGGGTCGTGATAGAGAGACGTCATGGAGTTCACTCATATGGCATGAACTTGTTCAACATGCTAAAGAGGAGCGGGATTCGGGATATAGCCTATCATTTATGAACTGGTCTCTGGGAGATCTTGTGGGACGGAATGCTCCATTTGCTCGGCAATTGGAGGGCTCCATTAACTTTACTACGGCGGATCGACCGACGCTTTTGATTACACTTGCTGCTTTGCCCGGGACACCCAATACCTTTTTAGATGTTTATGTGGAAACATGGGCGGCACTAGAGTTTGAAAAGGGTCGTTCAGCATTACTGTTCGGAAACTAATTGCGGCGATTGCGACGAGTGGACTCACGGCGATTGCGACGATTACGGCGCGTGCTACCACCCTTTAGTGCTTGTTTACCACGATATAAGACATTTGCTACACCCGCCACACGTTGCGCTGTACCCTTTGCAACAGACTGCGCCCGCCCAGCCGCATATTTCGCGGCAGCAGCTGTACCCTCTGCGGCAGCACGCGCTGCATTTGCACCAACACCAACCCCTGAACTTGTGGTATTTTTCATTCCCAAATCATAGTTATTCTTTAATTCAGTCGCATCTTTGCCTGAAATAGTAAAGTTCGGCTTTCCAACTCTACGTATATCGACTTCAAATAGACCTGTAGTATAATTAAAATATGTCCATTGAGGACCAACTCCAGAGGACTGGGCGGCTGTACGCGCAGCAGTCTGACGAAGAGTATTCGTACCAAATCCAAAACTATAACCTGTCTTCTTTACTCCATTTGCAGGAGCAGTCGGAGCCTCAGTCTTTTTACCGAATCCAAACATTTCTTATATTATAGTCTTAGATTTAAATAAACTCTATGAACTATAATTTAATGAGGTTGGCAGTCTATGCTGTACGATATTCCGAACCAATTGAACCTTTTATTCAAGCATATTATGATTGCTCAGGTGTACGTGAGGCGGAGTTACGTGGAACATTATCCTTAACAATTATTAATAATTTCGGGGTGATTGAGCATCCAACTGTAAAGATTCTTAATAATGTAGTACGTCCCGACTTTTCAACAGGTCATTTAGCTAGAAGTTGGAATCAATGTATCCTTAATGCCTTTAAGAGTCTTGCTGAGCCTGCAGTAGATGCACTCATTGCGATTCAAATCGATTCACGTCTTTCATCTGACTGGCTTCAAAAGGTCTATGAATTACCACATGACTGTCACTACTTATCAATCGGACGCGGTGACGAATGTCAGTTTATTCGTCCTGAATGTATAGAAACCGTTGGATTATTTGATGAACGCTATTGTAACATTGGATATCAAGAAATGGATTATTTTATACGTGTATTCATTGGTCTTCGTAACCATGGAGCCTATCTAGATAATGCTCATGGTCGCTATTGGAATCCTTGGACCGATATGATACACGAGTATCATTTTATACAGCGACCTCAAGGAGATATTGTTA